CTTTCTTTTTTGGTGTCTCGTTTGTTTCATAGGCAGGATCAAACTCAGCAGAAACGTATCCGTATTCCTTATCTGACAATTTCTGAACCGCCACCGGAGTCAGCTCGACTTCGGCCCAAAGCTCAGTTCCGTCTTCTGAAAGCCATAGCTTTTTGAACCACCCTGCCGCAACACCTTCCGAGTCATGGCCATAGTCCAGCGCTGGGGTAATGCCGCGCACGCCTTCGGTAAAGTTTTTCACCATCTCGGAGAGCATCTTGGTAGTTATCTTGAAGTTACCATAGCGAGAATGATGAAAGTCCCCAACGCGGAGTATCTGAATCCTCTTCATTGGATCAGATGCGTCGTTTTCACTAAGTCGAATCGCTGGAGACTTGTAAACTTTACTCATAGTAACATTGTCCCCTTTGTTAGCAATAAGTCAATTTTTTAAAAGACTTCAAAAGCGGGTGGTCATTGTGGCAGCACTCGGAGAGTGTTATCTGATCCCGCTCTCTTTGGTTAAGCGCCGGGAAGTCAGTTAGCTCCACCTCGTCATAATTGGGCGACCAAAACGATCGACAGTTGTGGTGCAGAGGCGGTTGAAACTCATCAATGCGCGGATCACCGACGGCGAGAGTTGTTCCGTTAAGCTTAAGGCAAATGTCGGTTGTAGCGTCGTCCACCTCGGCGACAAAAGTCATTGAAAGAACGCCAGACTCTTTTTCAACGGCGTAGTCTCTTAGTGTGCTTGATATTGTGCTTGTCGCCATAATGCTTGCGGCGGTGCTAGTCAGCGAGCTTTCGCTTGCATCGGCAGCGGTTTGTGCCGCATCAAAGAAAAGACTTGCCTCTGGTAGTTCTCCGTTTTGCTGAACGTAAAGGTTGATTGACTTGTAGAGATCTGAGGCCTGAGTATCTACGAGGACGCGCGCACGAGCTTTAATCTTGTCAGCTTCGAGTGTGGTTAGCTCTTTACGCAGCTTTACTAGCTCGCTTTCTGAAGCCTTGGCTATTTTATCTTCCAGCTCTTTGATGTCTTTAAGTAGCTGCTTGTCGCTTGGGTTTATTTGAAGCCTATCGGTAAGATCGACGAGTTGAGATAAAAGTTTATCTATCTTCTCCTCTGATAGCTTTACTCTCCTTGTCCCCCTAGCGGTGTTTTTGGTCTCTACTGCATAGAGCGCGGTGAGGTATTCAGCAATCGTTGCGTGCTTAGTGGTTTTGGGATCATCAATCTTAAGCGTTGCCTGATAGATATTTCTCGACTCATCACTTGCACGTCGCAGCTGATCGACAACATCAATCCCCATAACTAGGTTAGATGTTCGGAAAAAGGCTTCAAGTGAGTCAGATAGCTCTTCGATTAGCTTTCTGAATTTACCCGCGTTTTTTGGACTTTTTTTTTCAGCGAAACTTAAAACCGATGGCCGTTCACTTAAAGATTGCGCCTCCTGCTCAATCTTCTTTGGATACTTATACTTTTCACGGATAAACTCTTCTAGCGGCTCATCGGCTTTCAGTATGCCTGATTCGATAAAAGTTTTCATTGTGCTTGCAAACTTTTCGTCTGCATTGTCCATTAGACTGTCGCAGCGCAGCGAGCATAAAAGTTTTCGCCCCGGGCGATTGAGGTCGAGAACGTCTTGCATGATTCTTTTCTCAAAAACCTCCGAGATATGATCAGCCGCGGCTTGAAGTGACTGGGCAAAGAAGTTGGACAAGTCTTTGGATAGACTATAGGCACCACCGCTGCCTTGCCCAAGCAGGAGAAACGACGCCAGGACAGAATTGACCATTTCTTGATTTTCTTTGTCGATAATGGAGCGAATCTTTTCGGCATCGAATTGGACGTTATTGATTGTCAGCTTCCATCCCTCTGGAAAAGTGAGGTATCCAGCTTCATTAGATGTGTAGCACTCAAGCGCCTCGATAGCTCGATCAAACTCTTCCGAGTCGGCCATGCCGTTTGGCACTTCGAGAAGCGGAGTTGGTATTGCGTACTTGGAGAGTCCTGCGGCAAGCAGCTTGAGAAACTCGTTTTTCCTCAACCAAGGGCCGTAACATGGACGCAGAACGGAAACGCCCTCAAAGTTATCACCTTCCATCTCTGGAGCAAAGTGAACCAAGAAACTGGAAGATAGATTTACGTTTCTTTGAGTGTCGCCATCCGATTCTTGATAGACGCATATCAAGCGCCCGTCTCTATCAACGTGCCAGCGCTCAATTGTGCGCTGCGAACGATAGGCGAGATTCTTGATAGTGTTATAGAATCCAAGCTCAGAGTCGTATCCTACGCCGTGAACCTTCTCAAAAAGAGAATATCCAAAATCGAAGAAAGTCAGCACTTCGGCAAGTGTCTTTGTGAATGACTGACTCATGTCGGTGAATATGACTTTTTCAAAGAGCTTTTTCTGCCACTCCGCTTCAGGGCTTTCTTCAGTTTTTTCAATAAACCAGTTCTGCGATAATAATGGCAACTTCAACGCTCTTAGTATCATCTTCACAATGGGATCAGAGCGGCGCATTGTGTCCACCTTGTCGGCCCACTTAGTTCCGCGCAGGTCTTTAAGATACTCCTCGAAGATGTAGCCGGCGTAAATTTCTGTTCCGGCCGATCCCTTTGCTATTGTGTTGAACTTCACTTTAGTCGTCATTATGTCACCTTTGGTGATATGTACGCTACGCCTTCAAGCCACCGGTTGACAACGCCGTTGGTGCCCTTGGATATTGAAACATGGGGCGCATAGATAGGCAAGCCGCCAATACTGGTTGCGTTACCACCGCGGTGTCTTCAGCTCTCTTCGTTGCTTCATTGCTTCAGTGAGAGGAGCAAAGCTGCCGGTGGCTTTTTGTTGGATCATCGGTTGCAGCGCATATCGTATTGCGTCGATAAAATGGTTGTGGGCATCGACAATCTCGGGGAGAATGTCGCCACTCATTCGGTCAACTTTGTACGAATAAAGTGAAAACTCTTTTGCGGTTTGCGGGCATTCTGGATGAATGTAAATTTTCTTAAAAGAGCGAATGAAGTTGATGCCGTCTTCGACAGATCCTTTCCATTTAACAACCGACTGGATCAGTGGGATACCGTTTCTTTTGAGATAGTTTGTCGTTTCGGGCCTTGCACTGTCGGCGCGGACGCAATATCTTTCAAAGCCAGGTATTAGGTCATTGACGAAAGGTGCGGTCTCATCAATATCAAGCCCAACCGCTCCGGCCTCATAAGATATGTAAAGACACTCATCCTTGATGAAGCACCTAACAGCAGCGGTAGGATCTTGAGCGAAGCCATAGTCGAGTCCTTGATACGGACAATCTGAGTTTCTGTCGAATTCTTTTATTTCATACTTCCCTGCAAAGATTAGCGCGTTTGAGTGCTGAAGATAGTCGCCTTCCCAGATATGCCGATAGAGCGAATGATCCATTCTCTCTAGGTCGTTTTGCCTTTCGAGCTCAAGGACTTGTGGAAACCAGGGATTGTCCGACCAGTTCAAAAACGCGCTTACCGAGTTTCTTGGTGGGTTTTCTCCGAAGCGGATATTAGTTGGAGAGTCTTTCTTTTTTGGGTTATAGATAACCCATATCTCAGACTTTTCTTCTCTTATGGTTGGGATAAGTTCAAGCCAAGACTTTTCGGGAACGTCTTCAGCTTCCTCGACGATGGCAATGTCAATTTTCGACATGGACTTGATTGATGACATATTGTGTCGCAGTCCTCGAAAGATAAACTCAGTGCCGTTTTTCCCTCGAATGTATCCTTCTCCAATGTCATAATGCGCAGCAAGCCAACTCTCCGACTCGATTGCGCGTTTTACTTCAGCATAAAAGGATTCTTTAATTGAGACTTGGAGTTCACGTGTTCCGAGTATTCTGAGAGGTTCAGCGTATCCGAAGATTGCGGCCATTTTGGCAAAGGATGCGGATTTGCCAGATCCTCGGCCACCTCGGGCTATTCGGTATCGAACTTCTCCGCGAGGTGGCGAGAAAACAGGAATAAGTTTTTTAGGAAGCTCAATCTCTGATATCATCTTTTGCCACTATCTTGATGATCGTTGGCATCGTCTCTCCACCGGACGTTAGATCTAATGATTCTTTGGGTCTTCCAATCCAATGAGCAATCAGCATCTCCATGGGCTTTGCGTTTTTTGAAGGATTTTTAATGTATTCTTGGATTGTTTCTGATATACAGATATCAAGCATAGACGCTTTTGGGTTTGACCTAATTTCGTTAAACTCTTTAGTGTCGGCCATCATCTGGCGATCAATAGCGTAGGCTACTTCGTGCTTGCGCCCAGTTTTAATGGCTGTCGGAATAGAAGTTCTCCCCTTCGGTTTTCCCTTCGCGTTTCCCGATTGTCCTTTCTTGAACGGCATTGCTACCCCCTTGTATTACATTATATCTTACTAAAAACTCTTTGACGCAAGAGGATAGTTTGTTTTTTTGCAAAAACGTGCTTAGTAAACCGGAAGCCTTGTTGCGCACATTCAATGTCCGCTTCAATGTCCGCGCTATTTTTTCTTCTCACTATACGCCTTGATCGCCACGCGAATGAGTTCCGAGACATTGCCTCGCGCAAGCTGATTAGACTTCTCCACGAGCTCGCGCAGCTCGTCTTCAGTGAGGCGAAAGATGACTTTTAGCTTTCTGAGTTTTTTAATTGTCTGCATGACTTAGGTATATCGTCCCAAGCCATGCAAGTCAATCGAGAAATACCACCCTCAGCGCTGCAGCCGTTTCAGCTCGGCTTCCGCTCTGGCAGCATCAATCACATCAAGTGCGGCCTTCGCGCCCACCTCGTCAATCAGCATCATAACCTTATCAACAATGTCTTGAAGTGTGCACCCAACTTCCTCAATCTTCTCTTTATGCTCAGGTGAATACCTGATGCTTCTGGTTATAGATTTACCCATAATTTACCCCAAGCTGTCTCGGTTATATCTTAATCTCTCGATCTTGCTTAAATGCAGTCGCACCTCATCAAAACTCTCATCAATGCTCTCTAGGTACTCTTCAACATATAGCATATCGCGGATAATGAGCAGCGCGTGAATGCTATCCTCCGCGCCAAGCGCTTCAACAAGCTGCGCCCACAGCACCTCACCGCTTGTCTTGGGTAGATTATCTTTCTGATATGCACGCTCATTGATGAGCATTTGAGTTATCTTGTTGCTTCTTTTCACATTACCCCCTACTAGACGCAGCTTGCGCCAGTTCGGCATGACTCCAACAATCGACATCACTCCAACAAGAGACTTCGGAAGAGAAGTCTCTTTCGATCGCAGCTATCAAGTCATCCACGATGCTCTGGATCTCGTCGGTCAGATCTTTTGATGCTAGTGAGTCATCAAGAGTCGCGTTTATGAGAGTCTTGTAGTCTTCAGTCGATGTCATAGTGACCTCTAAAGTGCCTTGAGCTTTCTCTTTGATAGCTGCTAGGCGACGAGAAAGTGCTGGCAGCTCTTTGAGATAGCCGCTACTCAAGATGGCACCAGTGGGATTCAAGGTACCCTGGAGAGTCACGTCTTCAGTAAAAAGTGACTCAAAGCCGCCGAGCTCTTCGATAGAAAAGCCCATATCCTTCAAGTCCTCAATCAAATAGCCTGACCAAATCGCTACGCCTTCCTTCAGAGCGTCAAAAATCTCACGAGTAACTTTTGCCATAAGGCCTCCCTTTTTTGTTGGTATTACCATTATAACACACAAGTGTTGCGTATGCAATGGAAAACTCCAACGTAGCACCTTAGTCTATTCTCCTAAGCTCGTCACTAAGCTCGTGCGGTCGCGTCATTTTTTTATATCTATTTGTTTTTATTAATTATTTTAATTAAATATAAAATTATAATAGAGGACGTTAGGAGCTTAGTGAGGGGGAGTCGCCCGGCGCTCAAATCGCATATATTTGATCTGGGCGGGAGACCCCCCTTTTTTTTACTATTCTCACTAAGCTCCTATTCTGCCAACCTATCTATGTGATTTTGTTCGCATTTTGAGCTTAGTAATGACCTTAGCGAGACCAAAATGGCCCGCTAAGCTCCCCGTTGTGCAGCCCTACACTAAAGCACTTATACTGCTGAGCAAGAAACGCAAGTGGTGGATGAATACGAGTGGCGATTGAGTCGCTGCGCGCATTCATTTCGAGCGTGTGTTACGCTTTCGCTTCAATCGCGCAGGCGCGATATGCTTCAAACTTCCGGCCGTTGGAACTATTCTCTATTAAAACAGTCTCTATGCGTCCAGTTGATATGAGATGAGTCACCAGCTCGTCGATTTGTTTCTTGGGAAGGTTTCTGAGGTAATTATAGACTCTGCCCTTAGTCACTTGTCCTTTGGATCTGATTATGCCCTCCAGCCTGAGCATCTCTTTCTCGTACGCAGTTCTTGCTGAAGACTCTTCGATGAGCGACCGAGAGTTATGAAGCGAGACATCGAAAACTGACTTTGCCCAAGTGATGTCTTCTAGGCTGGCGCCGCCGTAACGATGATTTGATGCTGCGTGTATAGCAGCGAGCTTCATGACTTGCTCTTTGCCTCGCGTCATCATCTGCTTGATCGACTCTGGCATATCGGACTCAAGTGACTCAGCGAACTCCAGCTTGATGTCGCGGAAATACTTAGCTGCGCTCTTGTCTTTTGGGAACAGGTCGTAGGGGTCGTACATGGGCCCTCTCTTTAAGTCCACGTCGGCCCTAGATTTGCGCTTATCGAAGTTTTTAATCTCTCGCAGCTCGTCTAGTATGGAATTGAACAGCGATTGATCCCAGCGGTCATCTTTGATTTTCCCGTAAGTGTCGTGAGAGAAGATAAGAAAGCGCGGCAAAAGCCCCTTCTGTACCATGTCGGCGCTGATTGCTGACTTCACTCCCTCGATAGTTGATGAACCCAAGATGGATACGCATGGATTGTAGCACGAGGCAGTATCCTCCCTTTCGGCGTACTCTCCTGCGAGAAACCGTCCGCTGCTTGACGACCATAGTTTGCAGAGCTCGTCTAGTATTTCGACTTGATACACACCACCTGAGCGCATTTGATTGAATAGTGAGGCCATTTCGTCAATTAAGTCCAGCCGCTCACGGCGTGAGACGAGATTCTTGGTGAGCGCTGAGGATGACCGATAGTTGCCGAATCCGATTAACCCAAGCCCCATGCCGTCTTCAATTCTTTGAATAACTCGCTGAGGAAACGACTTTCCCGCCCCTGTTGGAGCAAGATTTAAGACGTATGTGTTCGTCCATGTATCACCAAAGCGAAAGCGGTTAGAACAGATCGCAGACATAAGAGCAACGGCACCGCCGAGTGCCAGGTTTGGCATCTCACGCTCACTGAACTGCTCAGTGAGTGACATAATGCTACCCATCACGCCGGTTGGACGAGGAAACTCAAGAGCTCGGTAAACGGGTGCTGCAGGCAAGGTGTCGTCAATGATAACAACCTGACTCTCTTCGCCAAGCGAGGCGACACCAGAGCGAATGAGCGAGCGCGTTACATTAGAAACGAACTCCCAAGCGTTGGTGCGCGCTTCGTTTTCGTCTTTGGCCCTATAGCCCTCACTGTGATCAGTGAAGAGTCGTGGAGTATGAAAGCGAAGATCCCAGTTGTAAACCTCGTCCACAATTGCGCGCTCACTCTCTCCGCGAGAGCGCATTGAGGTGACAATATCAACGAGCTTGTTGTTGCGGCCAGTAGGCGCGATATGCACGCGCTTTGAGACGTGTGCAAGAAAACTCAAGTCGAGGTCGGGCAAGTCATCTTTATCGATTGTTTCGAGTGTGTCTGGAGAGACCCAAGTGTATCGAGTGCCGCTGGGGTGGATTGATGGTGGGAGGACTACCTGTCTTCCGGCCGAAAGAATGTCAATCTGAGGGATGGACTGCGAGGTAATGTCTGGCCGCCACTTAAAAAATCTCACCTCGCCCTTTGCTCCGCGGCGAACAACAGGAGATTGAGGGCAAGCATTGAGGATACTCTTATCATCTGAGTCAATATCAAGCGCAACGACACCGGATGCAGGGCCACAAGCAAGCCCGACGTTGTAGCTCCCTCTGTCCCACAGCGCTGCCTGTTCGGGCGTGGGAAGTCGCTCACAGAACTCTTGCCACGCTGCGATTGCTGGATTCTTGCCTTTGAGGTAGACGGGGATCACTGAAAAACCGCGCTCTAGGTATCGGGTGAAATGCACACTGACTCCTTTTTCTTAATGATGGATTATCCTAAAGTAATGCTTGTCAAATTGACAACAAACAACGCCATACAAAAGTATTGACACGACGTATTCAGTGCGATATTAATGGCCCACGCTAACAAAAGGGGCCATCATGAAAATACAATCAACCA